CGTGCACGCGTTGCGGGAGATGATGGACGAATACTACCGGCTGACGAGCCATGCGCCGCGGTCGCTACGCCGTCGGTTCGTGCGCTGGTTGCTGGCGGAATAGCCTATGCCCCGTACCCGCCAACAGGACGCCGCCAGGAAGCAGCAGTTTCGGGCTGCCCACAATGACCAGCCGCCGCCCGCGCCGCCAGCCAATCCGGCCCGGCGCGAGGCGTGCCGGCTGTCGTTTCGCGCGTTCTGCGACAGCTACGGCGCGGCGCGGTTCCCGTGGCCATGGTCACCTGACCATCTCGATATACTGGCCAATATCGAGCGGGCTGTACTGGACGGCGGGCAGTACCTGGTGGTCTGCCCGCGCGGCAGCGGCAAGAGCACGATACTGGAGTTTGCCGTCGTGTGGGCGAGCGCCTACGGACACCGCCGGTACATCGTGCCCGTGACCGCCACGGGCGACGATGCGGCCACATTCCTGGACGGCGTGAAATCTGCGTGGGAGGGCAACGACGAACTCGCCGCCGACTTCCCGGAGGTGAGCGTGTACTTACGAGCGTGCGAGGGCGTGACGCTGAGAGCGAAACGCATGACCATTGCGGGCGAACCAGCGCACATGGACTACAGCGCCGGGCGTATCATCTACCCGTGGCACGCCGACGGCGAGCGCTACCCCAGCCGGGGCGTGGTGATTGAGCCGCGCTCGATTACCGGGCGGCTTCGCGGCACGCGCCACGTACGCCCGGACGGGGCCACCGTGCGCCCCGATCTGTTGGTGCCTGACGACGTGCAGACCGACGAGAGTGCGGCCAGCTCGCGCCAGGTGCGCACCCGGTTGCGGCTGCTCAACGCCGACGCGCTCGGGATGGCTGGCCCTGGCGTCCGCATGGCCGCCGTCATGCTGGGCACAATCATCGCCCCTGGCGACGTAGTCGATACGATGCTGCATAGCGCTGACTACCACACATGGGCCGGCCGCCGAATGCAGCTCGTGTACCAGTGGCCGGATGCCCAGGATACGCTATGGCGGGAGTATGCCGAGATACGCCGCAGGGCCAAGGAGTTTGACGACCTGCCAGGCAAGGCCATCATCTATGCCGAGGCGGACGCCTACTACGCCGCGCGTCGGGCGGAGATGGACGCGGGAGCCCGCGTGATGTGGGATGCGCGCAAAGAGCCAGGCGAGCTATCGGCGCTTCACCACGCCGAAAATCTGCTGATAGACCGAGGGCTCGCCGTGTTTTCGGCGGAGTACCAAAACGACCCGCAGGAGGATGCCGAAACCGCCTCGCCACTTACGGTGGACGGAGTGATGGCCCGGCTCAATCGCCAGCCCAGATGGGCCATCCCGGATCAGTGCGAGTACATGGCGGCCAAGGTAGACGTTGGCGCAAGCCGTCTGCACCTGACAGTAATCGCCGCTGAGCCCAATGGCACGCCCTATCTGGTGCACTGCCAGACCTGGCCCGCGCGGCAGTCGCAGACCATAGCGGACATGTATCCGGGCATGGCGCCCGAGGCGCAACTGTATGCGGCCCTGGATGCACTGGCGACGGCCTCAATCCTGCCAGAGCGTCGCCGCATGGACGGCACGCCGATGCGCATATCGAGGCTGCACGTAGACGCGGGGTGGAAGCCGGGGACGGTGCGCCGTTGGTGCCGCCAGGGCGTTGCCGCGGGCATCGCGCATCCCGAGGAGGGCGCCAAGACCAGCGCAGCCGCCAGCCCGTTGGCCGCATGGAAGCCGCGGCCTGGCGAGCGGCGCGGCGATGCGTGGCTAATCCAGCCCGCGCGCAACGGCAGCCGGACTGTGATAGTGGATACTCACCATTGGAAGACCTACCTCGCGGACCGCCTGCAAACGCCGCTCGGCACGCCCGGATCGCTGACCCTGTTTGGCGCAGACCCGGCCCCTTTGCGCGATCTCGCGGAACACTGCTGCGCGGAGTACCCGGCAAGCGTCGCGGTCAACGGCGGCACGCCACGTCAGGTGTGGCGCATGCGGCCAGGGAAGACCGATAACCACTATTTCGACTGCCTCGCTGGCTCGCTGGTGGCGCTGTCCGTACTGGGTTGCCAGTACCGGGCGGGTGACGCCAACGCCCCCAAGATTCGACCGCGACCGCGCCGTCGGGCGCACTGTGAGATAACCTAACCCACGCAAGGAGAGTGACATGGCCGACACCACGCAACGCAGCCCAGGGCGCCCGCGCAAGATCGTCGTTGAGCAGCCAGCGCAGCCCGCGACCGAGCCCGTCGCTCCGGCGGAATACCGGACGCGCTACGAAGTGGGCGAACGCCCACAAGTCTGCCGCGCGTGCGCCAGCCCAGATAGCCGGGTACTGCGCACGCACACCGCCGCCGGCATCGTGTTTCGCCGCCGGCAGTGCAAGGCGTGCGGCGCGGTCTGGATGAGCCGGACAAATCTCGCGGGATAGATTTGCGCAATATCTGTTGCGCGTAGTTTGCGGGCACTCACCTACCGCGGTAGGTTGATGACGTAGGCAACCTCTCGGGAAGCGGGAGAGCCCACAATGGCCTGGCGGGGCCGCCACCTCGCACAGGCCATTTTCGTCTATGCCCAACACCGACGGCACCATGACCGCGCTGGAGCGGGTAGTCGCCTACGAAACGGCGATTGCCGCCATTATTGGCGGCGCGCAGTCGTACAGCGTCATGGGTATGACAGTGACGCGGGGCAGCCTGGGCTCGCTGCAAAAGCTGCTGTCTGAGGCGCGCCGCGAGTACCTGGCATCCACTGGCGGGCGCGTATCGGCTGCGCGCGTTGACCTGTCGGAGGCGTTCTGATGGCATCCCCCGTCATCCTCGCCCCGAATGGACGCCCGGCAATCCGCGCCGAATACGACGCCACGGACACCAGCAAGGGCAAGCGGAAAGCCCCGCGCGTGTCCCGCGGGTTTGAGGATCGGGAACTGTCGGCCAGCCCCCGCAAGCAGCTTCAGGCCACGGTTGCGGACCAGCGGCGCAACTTCGCCATCATCCAGTGGATGGTTGACTCGCACCTGGATTACGTAGCATCGTTTTCGTTTCAGTCGCGCACTCGGGACCGCGGGCTGGGCAAGGAGTTTGAGGCGCTCATGGCCGACTGGAGCCGCCCGCGCAACTGCCATCTCGGCAAGCGCCACAGCCTCAAGCGGCTGATGCGGATCGTTGAGACGCTGCGCGTAGTGGACGGCGATTGCTTGGTCAATCGGACCGACACCGGGCGCGTCCAGATCGTCGAAGGCAACCGCATATGCACCCCGTCGTATGCCGCCACTGGTGAGCAACTGCCAACTAACATGGTGCACGGAGTTGAGTATGACCCGGTGACCATGGAGGCTATCCGCTACGCCGTATCGGATCGCCGCGACCTCGGCCAAACGCTGGAGTTCCGCGGGTGGGTTCCTGCCACGTTTTCGGACCTGCCCGGCTACTTCTGGCGAGAGGATCAGATCCGCGGCATCTCGCCTTTGGCGTCCGCCGTCAACATGGCGCAAGACCTCTATGAGGCGCTTGACTTCACCACGCAGAAACTAAAGCTGCACGCGCTGCTTGGGGTTTTCTTCAAGCGCGCGGCAGTGGCCGATATCGGCGGCGAGCTGGGCTCGGTGGACGCCAACACCGACACCTCGCCTGACGCTGACACCACATCCTACAAGGTGCCCGTCAAGGGGTTGCTGAAGATCGAAGGCGAGCCCGGCGACAGCGTAGAGATGCTGGAGTCGCACACCCCGTCGAACGAGTTCCAAGCGTTCACTGAGTCTATGGTCCGCATCATCATGGCGGCGCTCGGAATTCCATACGGCTTTTTCGATAATCGCGGCGTGAACTATAGCGGCGGACGCCTTGACCTGACTCGCTACCAGTTGAGCGTCAGCCAAAAGCGCGATGACCTCGTTTCTGTGCTCGACAACATCGCCCGTTGGAAGGCCGCTTTCTGGGTGCGCACGGGCGCTTTGCGGCTCCCCCGCGGCATGACGTTTGAGGACCTCCGATGGGATTGGGTGCCCGCGTCGCTTGCATGGATTGACCCCCTCGCCGAGCGCCAAGGCGCCGTACTCGGCTGCGCAACCGCGATGGATTCTCCAATCGCAATCACGCGCGGCGCCGGCGGGGATATTTTCGACAACATCGACGACATGAAGGAAGTGAACGACTACGCACAAGAACGCGGAGTGACGCTCGCCTACAGCCTCGCGCCCAACCTCGCGGCTGGCGCGCTCGCCCCGTCGCAATCACGCACCCAGGAGGGCCAGTAATGCCAGCCCCATGGTACCGGATCAATGCCGCCGCCGAGCGCGCCGAGGTGTGGCTGTACGGCCCCATCGGGCGCGATCCGTGGACGGGCGATGGCGTGGACGCCACCGAGTTTGCGCAGGAACTGGCGGCCCTGAACGTGTCGCAACTGGATGTGCGCATCCACTCACCTGGCGGGTACGTTGACGACGGCGCGGCTATCTTCACCGCCATTGACCGCCACCCCGCCCGCGTCACTGCCTACATTGACGGGCTCGCCGCCAGCATGGCCAGCGTGATCCCCATGGCCGCTGATGAAATCGTCATTTCCCCCGTGGCGATGGTCATGATCCATCAGCCATGGACCATCTCCATGGGCAACGCCGCCAGCATGCGCCAGACCGCCGACAAGTTGGACTCGCACGCCGCGGCCATCCTCTCGGCCTACCGCCGCCACATGACCGCCGACGATGCTGGCATCATCGCCGCCATGGACGCGGAGACGTGGTACACGGCAGAGCAGGCCGTGGCCGCGGGGCTCGCCACGCGCGTCGCCGAGTCTGCCATGCCCGCCGCCGCCAGCCTCGCCGCGCCCCGCTGGCTTGCCCGCATGCCCGCCGCCGCCGCGCGCTTTTTTGCGTCCATCGAACCGCCCCGCCGCGAGCCGAAAACGGTGAGCGAACTTGCGGCGCACTTCATCAACACCCCCACCCAAAAGGACACCTAAGCCATGGAATGGCCTAAGTTCCTCACGAAGTTCCTCGGGGCGAAGGGCCGCGAGGGCGAAGACGCCGCCGGCCTGGAAGCTCGCGCGGAATCCCTCGAAGCCGCGTTCCCGTCCGACCCCGACCGCGCTGGCGCCGCATTCCGCGCCGGGCACACCGTCGCCGACGCCATCGCCGCGTTGCGCGCCGAAGGTGAGCAAGCACTCGCTACCGCCAATGCCGCGACTGCCGCCGCGGTTGCCGAGCGCGACGACCTTGCCGCGAAGCTGGCCGCGCTCGCCGCCCTGCCCCACGAAGGCAACCCGCCTGCCCCGGCCAAGGCGCCCGCCGCCAAGCCCGCCGCCGCTCTGTTCCCCAACCTGAGCCCGTCGCGCGCTCGCTTTGCCGCCGCGCTCAAGCTCCCCAACCGCCCCGAGGATAACTGACCATGAGCCAGCCTACCCTGCTCGACATCGCCAAGCGCAACAGCGCCGACTCCGCCGTCGGACTCATCGAAGAGGCGTTCCTCGCTCACCCCGAGGTGATGCTGGGCGCCGCGCGCTCCATCCGCGGGTTGAACTACCAGACGCTCGTTCGCACCACTCTCCCGACGGTGGCGTTCCGCAACGCCAATGAGGGCAGCGCGGTGGTCGCCAGCAAATACGACAATCGCCTCATTTCGACGTACATCCTCAACCCGCAATGGCAGTGCGACCGGGCCGTTGCGGACCGTTCCGAAGATGGCGCGCAGGCGTACATCGCCGACGAAGCCGCCGGGCTCACTGAGGCCGCGATGCAGACCCTCGCGACGCAGTTCTACTACGGCGTGACCGCCGGCGACGCCAAGGGTTTCCCGGGCCTGCTGAGCCAGCTCGACGCCACGAACATGGAAGTCGATGCGGCCGGTGACGCCTCGGACTGTTCGAGCGTCTGGGCTGTCCGCTTTGGCCCGCAGGACGTGCAGTGGGTGCTCGGAAACAATGGCATGTTGGACGTTCCTGAGACCACCGTGCAGCGGGTGGTGGACGGCAACGGCAAGCCGTACTCCGCCTACTGTGGCGAGCTGCTGGCCTATGTCGGGCTGGCGATTCACCGGACCAAGGCCATCGGCCGTATCCGCGACGTTGACGCGGGCAAGCCGCTGACCGACGACATGATCTCCGCGCTGCTGAACAAGTTCCCCGCGGGCCGCCCGCCAACGGTGATCTTCATGAGCCGTCGCAGCAATGGCTACCTCCAGCAGTCCCGCACGGCCACGACCACCACGGGCGCCCCGGCGCCGTTCCCGCAGGACGTTTTCGGCATCCCGATTGCCGTAACGGACGCCATTCTCGATACCGAAACCGCTGTCTAAGGATCGCATACCATGTCCAACGAACTCTCCCGAAACGTCAAGGACGCCGTCCTGCAAAGCGCGGTCGCGTTGAGCAATGGCGCCGACACGACCTACACCGCCGGGTTCGACCTCGGCAGCGGCGCGGCTAAACTGGCGCCGTGTGAGCTGGAGTTGTCGATTCCGGCGCTCACCGCTACCCACATGCCGACGGGGACCACGCTGAGCGTCGCGGTGCAGGACAGCGCCGACGATTCCAGCTACACGACCCTGTTTACCTACCCGCTCCGCACCAGCGCCAGCGGGCTGGCGGCGGACGCTACCCGCACCGGCATTCCCACCGACGCGCGGCAGTATGTCCGCTACGCCGTCACGCTGGCCGATGCCGCCGGCACCGTGGGTGATTGCCGCCTGGTGGACGTCACCGCCGCGCTCGTGTTCTGACCACCCGCCGGGGGCTGGCGCAATCCCGCCCCCGGCATACGGAGAAACCACCATGCGTACTCTGCTGAGTGTGTGTTTGCTCATTTTCGCGACGGCGATGGCCCGTGCCGACGCCCCGTATCCGAACAAACTCCAGCTTTCCGGCTCGCCCGTTGGCGGGGTGGACGTTGGGGTCAGCCAGATCGTAGGCCGCGGCGACTCTGGCAATACCGATGGCCTCGACCCGGATCAGGCCGCGCAGGTGCTGGTGTCTGATATCCCCGATACCGAGACGCTGGCCTACCAGACCACGACCCCGACTATCGATATCTCCTCGCCCGTGCTGATTGCCGTTACCGTAGGCACGACCGCAGGTGCGTATACGCTCACCCCTGGCGTCGCCATGACGGTGACGGACGCCTGGATTGTCTCGGCTGGCGTTGGCGCTGACGGCGACACCGTGACTGTCTCTGTCGGCAGCCAGGGCGCCCTGACCGATGCCATGTCCTACAGCGCCACATCGGGCTACTCGCAAATCTACCGGCGCCCGGCGGCATGGACTGCCACAGTCGCGGACGTTGCGGCCGGCGAGGTGATCACCGTCACCACTTCCGGCAGCGGCGCAGTGGCGGCTGGCGTGGTCTATCTGCTCGGCTACCGCCAAAACACGGATCCGTAGCGTTCACCCTCCCGACTGGCCGGGCACTCTCCCCCGGCCAGGCTTACCCGGCGGCGCGCCGGGTGCCTCCTCCCGCCCGGCGCGCCGCTTCTTCTCTCTCTCCACAGCCCCCACCAGAGCCCGCCCCACATGATGCCCGTCTACCCAATCCGTGCCGCAACCATGGCCCTTCCCGCCCCTGCCATGCGAGCCGTCACCGAACGATACTGGGAACTGACCGAGCCGTATTCGTTTCGCTGGGGGGCCATCATTTTCACCGCTCCGACAGGCTGGCGCACCGACGGCGCCAGTATCCCGCGACTGCTATGGGCTACGGGCTCGCCGCTGGACGGGCACGTACTCCCCGCCGCTATCGCCCATGACGTGCTCTACTCTACCCACTACGTTACCCGCGCTGAGGCGGATCGCCTCTTCCTCGATCGCATGGTCGCCAACGGTGTGGCGCGGTGGAAGGCATGGAGCTACTACGCCAACGTGCGCGCGTGGGGCTGGCTCGCATGGCGCCAAAAGCCTTGGGCTATCGACGCCGCCCGCGGCAAGGTTGGCGTGCTCATTGGATGCGAAGAACTTCCCGCAACTCCGGAGGCCCGCCCATGATCCGCGCTATCCTGCTATGTGCGTGCGTGCTCACTCTCTCCGGCTGCGTGTCCGCATCCGCCACGTACGATCCCGCCACCAGGCAAGTCACCCTCCATTACCAGCGCGTCGGGGATATCGAGATGGAGGCCGAGGCCAAGCACGCCGGCGGGGAAACCACCGTCACTATCCGCAGCGTGAGCCAGGCCGCCGCGCTCAATACCGCCGTATCGGCGCTGGCCGCCATGGCCAAATCGCCTAACCCGTAACCGGAGCCGCCCGCGATGACTCACGAGGAGCGAGCCCTGATCGATACCAGCATCCGCGCGGCGGTGGCGGAGTCCATCGCCCCGCTCGCGCAGCGGGTGACCGTGCTGGAGACTCGCCAGGACGGCGCGGCAAAACTGATTTGGATCGCGGTCACTGCCACTGTTGGCTGCATTGTCACCGCCATTTATGGATTGCTCGCAGGTAAGTAACCGCCCACTATGCCAGACCTCACCGCCACATCAATCGCCGCAGACCTCGCCGCCATCATGGGCGCGCTCCCTGGCGCGGTCGTGTCGGTGACCATCAACGGCAATGCGTACATCGCATTTTCGGGCGGCCCAACGGCTGGCAATGTCGAGATGGAGGATGGAGGATTGCTGCCAGGGGACCGGCTGGCGCTGATGCTGCCGGCCGCGCAACTGGACAGCGCAGACATTCCGACAGTGCATTCGACCGTCGTCACCGTCGGCGGCATTGCCTACCGCGCGGAGAGCGTCAACCGCGACCCATTTGGCGCCATGTACCAGATTCAGCTCGTGAATGTGAGTAGGTACTCACCACAATGAGCGCACGCCCCACATTTCAGTTTGACCCGCGCAACGCCAAGGCCTTCGGCGACATGGTGGGCGAGGTGGCGACCTACATCAAGAAGGACGTGCCGAGCTCGGTGCAGTTCCTGGCGGGCACGCTGGTGCGTTCGCTGATTGCGGCGACGCCAGGCGGCCGCGGCGGGCGCACGCGCAAGGTGCGCCATATCAAGCCGAACCCCAACGGCGCGGGCTACGCCGTGGAGGTGCTGCGCCAGGGCGGGCAGAAGCCGGCATACATCCCGTTCGCCGCGGAAGCGGCGGCAAAGGCCAGCCCCGCGCGCACGATTACCCGGCGCGGCTTGGCGGACTTCTCGTGGCTTATGGCGTACGCGAAGGCCCGCGGCAAGGGCGCCATTTCGGTGGAGTCGGACGCCAGCCCCACCATGGCCAGAAAGCACTCGGAAGGCGAATTCAACACCGGCTTCGCAACGGCGAATATGAGCCTGACGAACACCCTGCCCTACATCGAAACGCTTGACCAGGGCGGCCCGTACAACCCGCCCCACCACATCCTCGGCACGGCGTTCGTGCAGGCCAAGAAACGCCTTGACTGGATACTCACTCAGCAGGCGAAGCGCATGGCTGCCAATTGGAGGCGCTTGTAATGGCGGCCCAGGGCAATTTCGAATGGCTGGCGGAGGGCGGGTTTGTGGGCGCACTGTCGGCGATTCCTGCGATCACCGCGCTCGCCAACGTGGGGCGCTGGAGGCCCTATTCGCCGACTGACTTTCAGAGCAAGGGCTACCTATTTGTGCACTGCCCAGGCTGCACGCGCCGCGAGGATGTAGGCAATGTCATCGTCGGCGATCCGTGCGTGATTGTCATTGGCGCGATCACCAGCACTACGCCAGACCCGACGGGCGCCACATGCGGCGAGTTGATCGGGCTGGTGACCGACTTCATTTCGGGCAGCAGCGTGCCTGCCCTGCTCAATGCCGCGCAATCCCGCCTGTACGTGTTCCCGCGCGGCGTCACGCCAGCCGGGCAATCGACCCACGAAACGACCAGCACGCACCATCAGCGGGCTATCACTGTCCACGTTCGCGCCACTGCTACCGCATAGGAGCCCCCACCCATGGCAGACACTATCAGCCTCGGACTCGCGCTCGGATTGACGACCACCAACGGGACCACTCGGCTGGCGCCGGCTACCAAATCCATCACCATGGTTGGCGCGCAGTACCATCGGTCCGTGCAGATTGTCGGCACGACCACTGAAGAGCTGGCGCTGGGCGACGTGGCGACCCCTGGCTACCTCGCGTGCACTAATCTGGACGCGACCAATTTCGTGCAGATTGGCCTGGCCACCCCGGTGGATGCAGGCAACGCGTTCGCCAAGCTGCTGCCCGGCGAATCGTGCCTGATTCCGACGCGCCAGACCACCATCTACGCGCTCGCCGATACGGCCAATGTCAACCTCGACGTGCTGATGATCGAACTCTAACGCCCGCGCGGTCAGTACCCACTCACGCACCAGGAGCATACCCCATGCCTATCGCATCCGCCAGTAGCCTCACGTTTGGCTGTACCGATGAAACCCTGATCGCCGTCAGTTCCTCCGAGGTTTCCACGACTGCCGAAGTCGCGGAAGCCGTCAACGGCGCGGGCCAGGTTTTCGGGTTTAGCGCACACGGGAAGAAGCAGGCCGCGAGCGTCGAAGGGCTCACCCTTGGCGACCCATCCACGCTACAGGCGTTGGTCGGCACGGTGACCCCGTTCGAGAGCCTGGACGATGACATCCCCGACTTCGTGGTTGAGGATGTCACCGTCAGCAAGTCCGCGACGGACTTCCGCAAGGTCAAGGTCAGCGGCAAGGCGAGCCCGAATGTGACGTTGTAAGCGAGCACACACCACGGAGGAACCATGGCCACTCAGACACTGACCGCCGACGAAACCAGGCGCGCGCTCGAACTGTTCCGCGCGGGCAAACTCGGGAGCCCGCAGGAACTCGTAGACCAGTACGTGGCGCCCGACGAACGCGAGTTCGCCGATACCAGCACCGCGGCGGCGCTGGGCGGGAAATACCGGCTGGCCGATTTTCCGTTGGCTCACTACATGGGGCACTTTGGGCTGCTCTATCTGATCAGCTCGCCGCTGGTCCGCGAGTCGGTATCTGAGGTGTCCATGACCGACCTGGCCATCGCCGTCTACGTGCTGGCCGTGGGCGAGGACGCGGTGCAGCCGCAGATGGATTACCAATGCCTGATGGCGAGCGTAATTGAAGCGCGCGAGATGGCCAAGGCATCGCCCGAACTACTGGCCGTTTGGATCGATAAAAACGCCCAAGCCAAGGCCATCCGGCAGGAATTCGAGGCCGCGGCCATGGATCACTGGCGCGAGCATGTGCCGGCGGATACGGGCATCCAGGAAGTCATGGACTGGCTCTTGAGAATGATCAATGACGCCATGGAAGCGGCGGCCATGATGGGCGGCGACGCTCAAAAAAAAACGGCGGCGGGAGCGTCGCATTCGATGCCCAATGGCTGGCGCAAATGGAGGCCGCAGTGGCTCGCGTCCTGCCTGGCGCGACTCGGCATCAAGTGCTCTGGGAGATACCGTTCTCGCACATTCTCTGGCTACTCCATGCCCACCGATCCGCGCACGGGGAGACGCTTCTTGGCCGCTCCGGGCAACGCTCGGCGGCGCTAACTGCATTGGCCGTAAAGCGTCACCTCGCCGCGCAAGGTAAGTAGAGGCTCACCACACATGGCAAAGCAAGAACTCAAGGCGATCATCGGCGCCGACGCGCGGCAGTTCATGCGGACGATGGCGAAGGTCAAGGCTGCCGCGCTGGAGTCGGTGAAGTGGCTTGGCGGCGCGGCTGTCATAGGCGCGGCCGCATATGGTGCCGCCGTCAAAACGACCGCCGACGAACTCGACAGGCTGGCGAAACTGGCGGCCCGTACGGGGCTGGATACCGACTTCCTGCAACGCCTTGCGCACGCGGCGGACCTCTCGGACGTGAGCATGGAAAATCTCCAAGCGGGGATGAAGTCCCTCGCCAAAGCCACTGACGACGCGCGCCTGGCTGGCTCGCCTACGGCGGAGGCGTTCCGGCGCCTCGGCATCAGCATGGCCGACATGAAGGCAGGCACGCAGGCGGAACGGCTGACGATGGTAATGGCTGCGCTGTCAGGCGTAGAGGATGCGGCGAGGCGCAGCGCGATTGCGCAGCAACTGCTGGGCAAGGGAGCGGATGCCATGCTGCCCATGATGGCAGACGGCGCGGCTGGCCTGGAGGAACTGCTGGCAGAGCGCGACAAGATCGGGCCGTTGTTTACGGCTGAGCAAATCGCTGGCGCAGAGGCGTTCAACGACTCGCTCACCGCGCTGGGACGGGCGGCGAAGGTAGGGTTGGGCCAGCTCGCCGCGACGCAGTTCGGGCCGCTGACAGAACGCATTCAGGCCACTACCGTGGCCATCACTCGATTCGTGCGCTCTGCGGAGTTTGGCCGGCTGCAGTCCGCCGTCGGCACGACCGCAAAACTGGCGGGCGATTTGGCCGCGCAGTTCGCTGGCATGAAGGGCGGCAACCTACCACCGATTGCGCAGATGGTGGAAAACATCAACCAGGCGATGCAGGACATGAGCGAAAGCGGATCCATGGACGATCTGCGCGAGGGATTGCAGGGGTTCGTCTACCTTGGTCAGACGCTCGCCGCCGTGCTGGGGGTGCTATTCAAGGCTGGCAAGTGGGTGGGGATGAACATCGATGACTACGCCCAAGGCCTCGAGGATCAGAACCGAATCAAGGCTGAGGCTGGCGGCACGCGCGCAAGCAAGGCGCGGCAGTTTGCCGCCATGGACCGCCCCACCATGGCAGGCGGAGCCATGAACGCTATGGCGGGGAAAAGCCTGCAACCGGCACTGGTTATCGCCGACCTGATGGACTCGGACACTCGCGCGCAGAGCTGGCAGACCGACGTAAAGCCGTTCTTGGCCCGCACCGCCGAAGCCGTCGAAACTCTCGCAAGTAAGGTGATGTGATGGCTGAATCCACCCTCCCGCGCTACGTGTTCTTTAGCTCGGACCGCTGGCCCGCGCGGTACTCGCGGCGCGACTCATTCACCCAGGCGACCGACTTCCGACCGGCAACGGATGAAGAGATCGCGGCGAACCCAGGCATTGAGCAGATGCGGCGTAGTGTCTACTCGCTAACGCTCAGCATTGAGTGCCGTTCAGTGGCCGTGCTGGCCGGCGGCGGCAGCGATATCCTGGTGACCACCTACTCACTGACCCGCCCGCAGGCGTGCCACGACCAGGGCGAACCTGGCAGATCCCCGATCTATGAGACGTGGACGGGGACGTGGAAGAAAGAGTCATTCACCATCGAAGACCACCACAATGGCAACAGCACGGTACGCATCGCCCTACGCCGCGACGGGGAGTGGTTGCCAGACACGGCGCCGGAGGCGGACTTGTGAGCAGATTTTCAACGACGCAGGAGGCGCGGCGCGACGCGGGAGCGGGGTTCTCGGACCGCGCGGCGATGGCGCAGATACAGCGCTGGCTGCGTAACTTTTTCGTCAACGGGCAGCGCCTCACACTATCGCCAGAATCGGCGCGGGTGAACCTGCCCGTCGGCGACGGTGTCGGGGTGACGCTGGCCAAGATCGTGAGCGGATCCGGCGCGGCGCATGTCTGCGACATGTACGCCGATGGGCTCGCAGAAACGGCCACGGAGACGGGCGTAGCGGTGACGACCGACTACGTTGCGGCCGGGGAGTCCCTGCCCGTTGGGGCGGCTGTCGCAACCATGACCATCGGCGCCGTTCGCCATGCACTGCCGGGGGGAGTATGGCTGTGACCTCATGGACCTCTGACGGCATGACATGGCCCATCCGCCCCGGCTGCCCGCTGACTCCCTACGGCGAGGCGTTGCGCCTGGCGCTGGCGGAGCGATGCGCGGCGGCTGGCCTGACTCTGCCGGCGCTGCTATCCTCGCCGCTCACCGCTGGCCGCCCCCCGACTACCGCATGGGGCGAGGCGTTCGACGCCACCGTAGACGACCTGATACCCATGTATGTCAACCACTCTGATTCCGGCGGCGACTGGGACGGCGAGGCTATCGGCGACGTTGCCCCGGCATGGACGGAGGCGGGGCTACTCGCGGCCATCGGCGCGGCCAGCCGTCAACTGGTGGCGCCGCAACGCCCGATGCTGGCCGCATGGGCGCAACAGCAATACGCGCTGCTGAACCTGTTGCGTTGGACGCTGTTGGACCCGCCGTTTACGGCGCAGTCGCGCGGCGGATTCGGCGCCACCTACGCCGCGGCGCAGTCGGCATTTACCGCAGACACATGGACCGATATCGCCCCGCCTGGCGTGGTCTATGAGCTGCTCGCGGAAGCCAGCCAGGCCGTTTCGCCCGCCACCCCTGACGAGCGATTCCGCGTCAACGCACGTCGTACCGTTTTCGCGATTCCGTTCCCTGTCGGCGTCAACCATCAGATAACCGTGTACGGCATGGCATCTGCGCGCGGTGACACATCCGGAGGCGCATACGTCTATGACGAGCCGTACTACGGCCTGGCGGAAATGACCACGGGAAAGCTCATCGAGGAATTGACCAGCAGTGCCGGGCCGCGATCTGTGCCGTTGTTGGACACGGACGCCATGCTCATTTCCGAGCCTGCCGCTGGCGTCAATCGCGGCTTTGACTTCTCGCCCGGTATCGTGAGCCTGGCAAAGTGGGACGTTTCCGGCGGCTTTGCTTTCATCGCTTAACAGGAGTTGACCATGGCCCGCAATCTCTACATTAAGTGCATCGCCAGCGGGCGGCAGTCTGGCCAGCTCCTGAGCGGAGACCCAGTAGACAAGAAGAGCGTCCAACTTGTCGCGGGGGACTTCGCGTACCTGACGTTCATCTTGCTCAACCAAGCAGAGACTACTAGCATTTGGCCTGCGTCGATATCCGGCATCACGGGCGCGCGTTGCTCGATCAAGGCCAGCCGTTCGCCGTCCGCCACGCGCTATGCCTACCAAGACGCCTACGCGCAAAGCGTTTTTGGGCTGGACCTGTACACGCCAACCACGCCCCCCGTGCAGGCTGTCGCAGATACGCTCACGTTTGGCATGGACTTGTCAACTGCTGCGCTGATCGGAGCCATTGGCGTCCTCGGCAGCGTTGATGCGTTCCTCGAGATGTCGATCACGACCGCCAGCGGCCCGGAAACGTGGTTGAGCGAGCAAATCACGATCCTCAATCAGCTCGAAGACGACGGCGCGGTGTCGGCGCCAACGCCAGCCCCGAGCTACTACACCTCGGCGGAGGTGCTGGCACTGGCGCAACTACATTACGACAGCGCAACGACCGACCTCACGACCCCCGCCGCGGTGTCCATCCTGACGGTGCCGACGGGCAAGGTTTTCGTCCTGCAGGAGGTGCACCGCTACCTCGTCGCCGTCACCTCGGCAGGCGCAGCCGAGAGCATCAAAATCGGCACTGCGACGGATGACGACGGCGCGCTCCCCGCTACGGCGCTGAGCTACTCCGCCGCGGGCGCCATGGATCGCGTCATGCTGTCGGCGCCCTACCCCGTTGCGGCCGGCGCGAGCGTAGTGGTGACCATCACGACCGGCGCCACGGCTTCTGTTGCGACCGGCAAATACATTGCCGTCGGCTACCTCATTTCGGCCACCTAACCTACCCAGGGAGATACACTATGCGCTACGTTTTCGCCTTCCTCTGCGCGCTCGGACTCGCCTACACCACGCGCGCGGAAACCATCGCCCCTGGCGACTACCGTTGGACGGGCGACCACGCCTATACCAACACGGTGGAGTTTCGTGGCATCGTCCGCACTGCCGCCGCAACTGAGTACACGGTCACCGGCGGCGAGCTAACGCCTACTGTTCCGTTGATCGCGGCCAATCCCGAGACGCTCACGAGTGACGAACTCACGACGGTGCACCTGTCTGTCGCGGGGCAACTCGTCTGGTTGACGTTGGCGGACCCTGACAACGACGTTATCGTGCTCAAACACGGCACGGGCAACCTGTCGCTGCCTGGCGCGGTTGACATGACGCTGACGCATGGCGGGATCATGCTGATGGGCGGGCCTACTGGCGACGTGGTCGCTGTCGGCGGCGGCGGCGGCACGACGGGCGTGACGGGGGCCGAGGTGACCATCGCCTACTCGCCCAGCAACTACACCGCCGCCACGCCAGACGCCGAGGGGCATGTCGCGGGCATCGACGATGCGCTGGCCCTCCTGGTGCCGATGACCAGCCTGGCCCAGGTGGCGACCACTGGCGCCTACGCAGACTTGACCGGCATCCCAGAAGAGTTCACCCCGACGACCCACGGACACGCCACCAGCGAAGTGACTGGCTTGGACACCGCGCTGTCGTTACTGGTTCCCTTGACGAGCTTGGCGAACGTGGCGACCACGGGGGCTTACACGGACCTGGTAGGGGTACCGACGTTCTCCACGGTGGCG